CTTGCTTGCGTGCTATTTTCCAAGCCGCTTGCAAGTGTCCGAGTATCTTCTCGGCATCCGTCTTAGGCGTTCGCGGTGAGGATTTCTTAGCCGCATTTTGCAGAGACCGTCGGATGTTCTGCAGTGTGGTGTTAGCGCTACTCTTAAGCACATCCACCGCTGCTTTATCCAACATCCCAAGGTCGTCAGCATCCCTGCAGGCGACATAGTGATCCACACGTCCGTTGACATATGATTCAAAGTCCGCCTTTTTGAGGCCTTTAGCCGCCTCATCTCTGCTGACCAGCGCTGTTGCATGTTGGACATATAGCACGTCCATTATTGCAGCGTGGCGTTTGTCAGCCGCCTTGCCCTCGGGTGAGTTCGGCGATACCTTGAGACCTTTAGCGGATAGCAACATCTCAGCCGTGTAGTTCAATTGAATCAACTCGGTCTTGACGTGATCCGCGACAGTGGCCGCATTGCCCTCGGCGAATGCCTGCTCACCCATAAGGTCGAGCGCTCGGGTACAGATAGTTTCGTTGGCAAGACGAATTGCTGCTGCCGTTTTGTTTTGTTCATGCATAGCTATTGCTCCGCATACGCTACACGTTGCACGTTATCGGCACGTCCATAGCGACCGCCGAGGTGAACATCTCTCGGCGACAGGATTAATATAGCACGATCTGAAAATAAACCTAATTATCTGACAATACTTAGTGTGAATCACACTAAATCGACCCCTACCCTACCCCTATGGCCCGCTGTCTGCTGACATTGTGTGTACTGCATAGTATTACTAATTTACTCAAACAAATCGGTTTTCCACCAATTCCGAGACCCCACCCCCCTCTATATAGGAACACCCCCCGGTAGGAGTCCCAACCTCCTGATTGTAAAAAATTTTTTGTTGTGTATATTCAGCGCAACGGCTCAACGCCAGCGAACAATTTATGACCTTGCATATAGAACCTGAGATCGGTGTACCTATAGATGCTGATACTCCCTATGAAGATCTTAGGGAGCGTGCCGAAGCAGCGTGCAATACCGCAGAAGAACTAGCGGAGCACGGGTTGGACATAGAACCAACGAGGGAAGATAAGGATGTAGCGGCAAAACTAGCCGCTGCGTATGCAGATGACCCCGAAACAACGTCCAAAAAAGTAACAACTAAGCGTGCAGCTACTCTAACCCCTGCATCTCTTGTACTTACTAACCACATACTCAACGAGTTCGGCCACTCTGTAGCGGAAAGCGCTACTCAGATACGGCACCTAGTCACAAATAAGCTACTGCTGGAGTCTGAGAACGACGACCCGCGCATACGCATACGTGCATTAGAGTTGCTGGGTAAGATTTCAGACGTGGGATTGTTTGCTGAGAAGTCAGAAGTTACAATAACGCATCAGTCAACTGACGACCTACGCGCAAAGCTACGGTCTAAATTAGAAAAACTGGTCAACCCTGAAGACGATATTGAGGATGCTGTTGTCATAGACACCTCACCTATAGATGTCGAAGCAGAAATAGCGGGGTTAGACGACGAGTACGATGACTGAAGCTGTCTTCGATTTTACTGAAGAGGAGATCCAGCAGATGCTGGATAACTTGGATGTATATACGCCAGAAGAAGTAGCTGAGATAGATCGACTTGTTGACGAGTTAGATGCACGTAGGCGCAACCAAGCAGCCTATGATGACCTAATAGAGTTCTGCAAACGTATGCAGCCCGACTTTATTGTCGGTAAACACCACAGAATACTAGCCGACATGCTCATGGATATTGAGCAAGGTAACAAAGATCGTATATGCGTGAACATTCCCCCTCGACATGGGAAGTCAAACCTCGTGTCTATCATGTACCCAGCGTGGTTTTTAGGGAGAAACCCGAACAAGAAGGTGATGATGGTGTCCCACACCACCGATCTAGCGGTAGATTTTGGCCGGAAGGTGCGAAATCTGATTGCAACGGACGAGTATGCGACGATATTCCCCACTGTGAAGCTGGCGATAGACTCAAAATCGGCTGGACGTTGGAACACAAGCGTTGGCGGAGAGTATTACGCCTGTGGAATTGGCTCATCTATCGCCGGACGGGGCGCGGACTTGCTTTTAGTGGACGATCCGCACTCAGAACAGGACGTAATCAACGGTAATTTCGAGGTTTTTGCCAAAGCATACGATTGGTTCACGTTTGGAGCGCGTACTCGTCTCATGCCGGGGGGTCGTGTAGCCATAATTCAGACCAGATGGCACATGGATGACCTAACTGGGCGCGTAACCAAGGATATGGGGCAGAATGAGCGGGCAGATCAGTACGAAATCGTAGAATTTCCTGCAATTTTGGACATAGAGGACGAAGAAACGGGCGAGATAGTGGAGAAACCGCTGTGGCCTGAGTTTTTTGACCTAGAAGCACTGCTGCGCACCAAGGCATCCATGCCTACATTCCAGTGGAACGCGCAATATCAGCAAGAACCTACCGCAGAAGAGGCCGCATTGGTCAAACGCGAGTGGTGGCAGATATGGGATCAGGATAACCCACCCAGTTGTGAGTACATAATCATGTCACTGGACGCTGCAGCCGAGACCCACAACCGTGCGGACTACACAGCACTCACTACGTGGGGTGTGTTTATGAATGAAGACGTAGATGCGTACAATATAGTGCTGCTCAACAGTATAAAGAAGCGCCTAGAGTTCCCAGACTTGAAAGACATGGCTATGGAAGAGTACATGGAGTGGGAGCCAGACGCATTTATAGTGGAGAAGAAGTCAGCAGGTACGGCGCTGTATCAGGAGATGCGTCGTATGGGCTTACCCGTGTCTGAATACACACCACACAGAGGGTCAGGTGACAAACTGGCACGATTAAACTCAGTAGCGGATATTGTAGCAAGTGGTATATGCTGGGTGCCTCCTACGAGGTGGGCAGAAGAAGTAATTGAAGAAATCGCTGGATTCCCATTTATGAGCCACGATGACTTGGTTGACTCCACGGTCATGGCGCTTATGCGTTTTAGACAGGGAGGGTTCATACGCCTACCGACAGACGAGCCTGAAGAGCAGCGATATTTCAAACAACGTAGAGGCGGGTACTACTAATGGCTATTGAGAAAGGATTGTATTCTGCCCCGTTGGGTATGGAGCAGGAAGTTGGGGCCGAAGCAGATCTGGAGATTGAGATTGTAGACCCAGAGATGGTGACTCTGGACGATGGCTCCGTTGAGATAACTATAATACCTGATGCCGACATGGGCGATATGGTGGCCTTTGGCGACAACCTAGCTGAAGTTCTGGATGACAGTGTGTTAAACAAGGTATCTGACGAGCTTATCGGTGCGGTAGACGCTGATACACACAGCCGCAAAGATTGGGCGGATAGCTTCGTTAAGGGTCTTGATGTGCTTGGCTTTAAGTATGAAGAGCGCAACGAGCCGTGGGAAGGCGCGTGTGGTGTGTACTCCACAGTCCTAGCTGAAGCAGCCATACGGTTCCAAGCGGAAACTATGTCTGAGACGTTTCCTGCCGGTGGCCCTGTACGTGTAAAGATCCTTGGTGAAGAGACTAAGGACAAGGATGAAGCTGCACAGCGCGTAAAAGCCGATATGAACTACGAACTCACCGAGCGCATGGTGGAGTACAGGCCCGAGCATGAACGCCTGTTATACAGCCTTGGCTTGGCTGGTAGTGCGTTCAAGAAGGTTTATTTTGACCCAAACATCGGTAGGCAGGTCGCACTATATATTCCAGCCGAAGATGTGGTCGTGCCATACGGTGCGTCTAATATAGAGAGTGCAGAGCGTGTTACGCACATCATGCGTAAGACCAAGAACGAGCTTAGGAAGTTACAGGCGTCTGGGTTTTACAGAGACGTAGAGCTAGGAAGCCCACAGCCATACCACACTGATATAGAAGAGCGTAAAGCTGAAGAGGGTGGCTACTCCATAACAGACGATGATAGATACGCCATCTACGAGATCCATGCCGACATTATTATAGAAGGTGTCGATGAGGATGATGAGGAGATCGCTAAGCCTTACGTCGTAACTATTGAGCGTGGGACAGGTGAGATACTAGCCATACGCCGTAACTGGAACGAAGAAGATCCACTGATGCTCAAGCGTCAGCACTTCGTACACTACGCATACGTGCCGGGATTTGGGTTCTACGGGTTAGGTCTGATCCATATAATAGGGGGATACGCTAAGGCGGGCACCTCCATCATACGGCAGCTTGTAGACGCTGGTACGCTGTCTAACTTACCCGGAGGTCTAAAGTCTCGTGGGTTGCGTATCAAGGGCGATGACGTACCGATAGAGCCGGGAGAGTTTAAGGATGTAGATGTGCCGTCAGGCAGCATCCGTGACAACATCATGCCGCTCCCATACAAGGAGCCAAGCCAGACCCTGCTCGCACTATTAGATAAGATTACACAGGAAGGCCGTAGGCTGGGTGCCATTAGCGACATGAACATTTCGGACATGTCAGCAAACGCCCCTGTGGGCACCACTCTGGCGCTCTTAGAGCGTACCTTGAAGCCGATGGCTGCGGTACAGGCGCGTGTTCACTACTCCATGAAGCAGGAGTTTAAGTTACTCAAGGCGATCATGGCCGAGTATGCCCCTGCTGAGTATGCGTATGAGCCGATACGTGGAGAGGTAACCGCTCGCCAGATGGACTACATGATGGTGGACGTTATCCCTGTCAGTGATCCAAATAGCTCTACGATGGCTCAGCGTGTGGTTCAGTATCAGGCAGTGCTGCAGATGTCACAGTCTGCACCTCAGATATACGACCTACCACAGCTACATCGACAGATGATTGAAGTATTGGGTATTAAGAACGCAGATAAGCTGGTGCCGACAGAAGACGACGCCAAGCCTACTGATCCTATAAGTGAGAATATGGACGCGCTGAACGGTAAGCCGCTGAAAGCGTTTATATACCAAGACCACGAAGCGCATATCGCAACGCACACGGCGTTTATGCAAGACCCAATGATTGCTCAGACGTTAGGGCAGAACCCACAAGCGCAGCGAATCATGGCGTCTTTACAGGCGCATATCGCAGAACACACCGGCTTCTTGTACCGCAAGCAGATGGAGGAGAAGTTAGGTGCACCGCTACCTATACCGAATGCAGAACTGTCAGAAGAGGTAGAGTTGAATCTGGCTCGTTTGGCGGCACAGGCAGGGCAGCAGATCACGCAGGCGCGTCAGCAACAACAGGCGCAACAACAGGCGCAACAGCAAGCCCAAGACCCGCTTATGCAGTTGAAGCAGGCAGAACTACAGGTCAAGCAGCAAGAAGTGCAGCGTAAGATGCAGAAGGATCAGACCGATGCGCAGTTGCAAGCCGCTGAATTACAAAGAAAAACTAAGAAAGACCAAGCGGACGCGATGATCGACGCAGAGCAGTTGAAGATAGAACAACAAGAAATGCAGATCGACGCTAGAAAGGCTGGGGTCAAGATGGCCGCAGAACGCCGTAGAGATAACGCTAAGGCAGACTTAGACGTTATAAAAGCAATACAAGAAAATAGGGACAAGGAGAGATAGTGGCGAAAACCGTCTTAGACGTGCTTAAAGAAAAAATCGAAGGCGATAAGTCTTCAGCAATAGAATTTCTTACTGCAGGGGGAGCTAAAGACTTCGCCATGTATAAGGAAACCACAGGTTTGGTTCGGGGTCTCGAAACCTGTTTGCAATATATAGAAGACCTCTCGCGCAATTTGGAGTACGAAGATGAGTGATGTTGCACAGGCAACCGTTACTGAAGAAGAGTTTGAAGCACAATTACCTACGCCTGTGGGCTATAGGATATTGATTGCTATGCCACACGTCGAAGAGACCTTTGATGGCAGTGAACTACTTAAGTCTGTTACCACAAAGAACCACGAACAAGTCATGTCGATTATCGGGCTTGTGTTAGATATGGGCGACCAAGCCTACTCTGACGCAGACCGATTCCCAGATGGCCCGTGGTGTAAGCAAGGGGACTACGTGATGTTCCGTGCTAATACGGGTACTAGGTTTTCAATAGATGGCAATGAGTATCGTCTAATGAATGATGATTCTATTGAAGCTGTTGTACCAGACCCTCGTGGTATTCAAAGAGTTTAAGGAGTAGATCATGCCGTTTCAAAAAGTAGAGTACGAGTTCCCTGAAGATGGTAGTGTCGAAACCACTGATATAGAAGTGGAGAGTTCCGATGCAATGGAAATCGACTTGTCAGGAAAAAAGACCGCCGACGACTATGCAGATACTTCTAACAAACCTGAAGTGGAGGCTGCAGCGGCGGAAGAAGATATTGAGATCGAAGTTGTCGATGATACCCCGAAAGCTGATAGGAACCGTAAGCCTTCTGAGCCACCAAGTGATGTTACAGATGAAGAGTTGGAGGAGTACTCTAAGAAGGTACAGAACCGACTCAAGCATTTTAGCAAGAGCTACCATGATGAGCGACGGGCGAAAGAGGCAGCAGAACGAGAGCGACAAGAGCTAGAGCGGCTAGCTCAACGCCTTGTTGACGAGAACAAGGAGTTAAAGGGCACTGTAAATAAGAACCAAGAGATCTTATTAGAGCAGGCCAAGAAAAACACAGAGGCTGAGCTAGAGGCCGCTAAGAAGGCGTATGCTGAAGCCTACGAAGCAGGGGACGCAGATCGTGTCGTAGACGCACAAGAAGCGTTAACCACTGCGAAAATACGCTCTGATAAGTTAGATAACTTTGAAGTGGAGCCTTTACAAGAAGAAGAAACTCCGGTACAAGTCACTCCAGAACCCCTTGATGAACGGGCTGCGGAATGGGTAAAAGACAATCCTTGGTTTACACAAGACGTAGGTATGAGGCAAGTTGCCTTAACCGTTCACGACAGGTTAATAAAATCCGGGGTTAGCCCCAAATCGGATGAATACTACGAGACAATTGATGCTCGTATGCGAAAAGTATTTCCCGAGGAGTTTGAAGACTCCGTGGATCTTGAGGAGGGAAGACCGAAACGTCAGTCTAATGTGGTTGCACCCGCTACGCGGAGCACAGGCCCTAAGAAGGTCACACTAAACGCAACCCAAATAGCATTAACTAAACGTCTAGGTATAACTCCCCAAGAATACGCCAAACAAATGGCTGCATTAGAACGAGGAAATTGATAATGGCTGAGAATAGGATCAAGAGAGACAACGACACCCGCGAAACTAAGTCTCGTAAGAGACATTGGGTTAAGCCGGACGTTCTGCCCAGTATTGAGGTGGAAGCTGGCTATGAGACACGTTGGGTACGTATTTCTACTCTTGGAGTAACAGACGCCAGCAACGTCTCCTCAAAACTACGTGAAGGTTGGGAGCCTGTAAAAGCAGAAGACTACCCAGAGATACTGTCTGATAACAATGAAAGGTTTGAAGGCAACATAACTCAGGGCGGGCTACTTCTTTGTAAAGCTCCAGAAGAAATGGTTAAGGAGCGTAATGAGTATTACGAACACCAAACCAAATCACAGATGCAATCTGTAGACAACAACCTCATGCGCGAAAACGACCCTCGTATGCCTTTATTCAACGAGCGCACCACAAAAGTTACCAACTTTGGTAAAGGTAATTAAATTTTTTGTTAAGAGGTTAACATCATGGCTTATCCAACAGTCGATGCCCCCTATGGGCTAAAGCCGGTAAAGCTGCTTAGTGGTGTTCCATACGTAGGTACTACTCGCCAATACAGTATAGCTAGCGGCTATGCTACGAGTATTTTCTACGGGGATGCTGTCAAGCTCGTTACCGGAGGCACCGTTGAGCGTGATACGTTCGATGCTGCCATGACTCCAATCGGAGTTTTCATGGGTGTAACTTACACCGATCCTAGTACGGAACAGTTGACTTTCAAGCAATACTATCCAGCTAGCACCGTTGCTTCAGATATTAAAGCATACGTGTGTGACGCTACTGACGTATTGTTCAAAGTCGCTGTTGTATCGTCTAGCACCACCATTGGTGATTTAGCTATCACTGATATTGGCGCTAACGTAGCTGGAGTAGACAACACCGGAAGCACCGTAACAGGTAATTCCGCAAGTGCTATCTCAGATACGTCTGCTACCACTAATACACTTCCTTTCCGCATTGTAGCCTTGGTTGAAGAGACCAAGAACTCTTCTGGCGGATTCACGGAAGCGTATGTTAAGTGGAATGCAGGACATGCGTTCAACAACCTCACTGGCATTTAAGGAGTAAGGTAAAATGGCAATTTCTCGCGCCCAGCTACTGAAAGAACTCCTGCCCGGACTGAACGCATTGTTTGGTATGGAGTACGCAAAATATGGTGAAGAGCACACAGAAATCTTTGAATCAGAGACTTCTGACCGTTCTTTTGAAGAAGAAACCAAGCTGTCAGGCTTCTCC